TATTCTGGCTTCCATTTCCATAATACTTTTTCGCGATCCCCCATAGTGTGTCCCCGCCCCCTACTGTATGGGTCTTAGCGGGAACAGCTTCATCCGGCCGCTGTTTTAAGCCATTATCTTGTACCTGAAGGGGGACTGCTACGGTCGGGACCGTCAATGTCCGGTATTCTGACAGCTCCAGTGTATAGTAGACATCATCGCTGCCTTCTTTTACCTTAAACGTACATTTATCAATCAGCATGGCCAGATTGATACCCATGTCTGTGATGATCAGCCGTTTGACTTCCTTATTTTCTTTCCAGTTTTCAATCTTAGCCCGGTATTTTCCGGGTGTCCGGTCTGCATAATGGTAGAATGGTGATTTACGGCCCGGAAAAAAAGAAGAAAGGGTTACTGTGGTGATATCCCTGTTTCCTTTCAGGTTGATGCCTCCCATATTCAAAAGGGTCATGCGCTTATTAAGCTGAGGCATAACCACATCCAGCTCTGCCGGATTGATCGGCAGCACCATATCTCCCAGTTTTATCTTCCTGCTTTTTCCCATGGCCGTTCCTCCCATTATGCTGTATTATCAAGTTCCTCAATGATTTTTTTCGCTGTACGCTCTGCAATATCATCAATGTCACCGTCACTGCGGACCGTCACATGATCTGCAATCTTCTGGATCGTCAGCGATATCTGCATTCCATTCCTGTCTGTTCCCCGCCCTGATCCGGCTGATCCCCGGCTCATTACAGGCTGCTGGTACAGCTGGATGATATTGCTGTCTTTTCTGGCAGCCCACGCTACACTCTCCTTTGACGGCAGGATTCTGGTCCCGCGCGGAAGGTCGATCAGCTCTGGTCCCTGTTCGCCAACCCATGTCGGGCCGCCGCGCCAGTGGTTATCTCCCCGTGCATTCTTCCCTGGGCTTCCTCCCTTGCTTCCGCCTCCACCGTTTCCTTCGCCTCCGCCACCATCTCCGGTTACGAGGTCTTTCACCTTATTCCAAGCTCCGGCAAGCAGGTCTGCACCTTTTCCAATCGTATCAAAGATTGGTTCCAGGACATCCCAGACACCGCTGATCACACGCTGGATACCGGGCCATACCCGCTGCACCACGCTAAAGACCATCTCAAACGTAGTGACTAAAAGATCCATGATCGGGCTGATGATCCCCCAGGCAGTCGAAAGTATCTCCGCGATGGCCGGTCCTGCCGTTGCAATAACCGAATAGATGAAATCAGACCGCTCTGCAAGGAATGACACCACTCCTCCAATCTTTTCCGCAATCCCGGACATGATGGTTGTAATAACTGGTGCCACTGCCGAAATAGCTGACCCAATCCCACCAGCTACTGCCCCGATGATACCTGCTGCCTGCTGGATGGTTGGAACCAGGGTCATGATAACCGGGCCGATGCCGGACATGGCAGTTGTTACCGCCGGAGCAATCTGGCTAAACCCTGATGAAATACTGCTCACAAAGCTGGATGCCACAGGAAGGGCTGTTGATGCCAGGCTGCTGATGACCGGGCCTACCTGGTTGAACGCTGATCTGGCTGCACCGATTCCCTTGCTCAGATTCTGCCCAAACGATGCGGACAGCTTCTGGATCACCGGCTGGGCCTTGTCGATCATGGAAATGGTATCTGATAAAACAGGCTTTAACTGTTCAACAATACCAAGGCCAAAATCGGCAGCATTGCTTTTCAGTTTTCCTGTAATGGTGGATACCAGGCCTGCTCCGGATCCCGCAAGCTTTCCTGCAGCACCTCCGAAAAAGCTCTCAAGATCTCCCGATACGCCGGAAAAGCCCTTTTTCTTAAATTCATCTGCCGAAACTTTAAAGCCGAATTCCTTTAAGCGCTCTGTCTCTCCGACTTTCAGATCTCCCAGAGCTTCCATGGCGTCCATCAGCGTCTTGGTTCCGCCGCTGGCAGCAGCCATATCCTCCGCCAGCTTTACCATATCCATAGCCGAGGATGTGTCGCCTCCGGCCAATGATACGGCCCTGGATCCGGCCTGGATTACTTCTCCGGTTTCAAATGGCGTTGCATTGGCATTGCTCCGCAGCTGTTCAATATAGGACTGGGACTGGGCTTTGACATCATCCTGCGACAGCGCTTTATTGGTTGCCCCAATAAAATGCTCAATGGAGATCTGCTGCTGTTCCAGCTGCATACCGGCACTGACTGATCCTCCCAGTGCCATCGTCCCTGCAGCAGCTGCGACCCCGACCGGTATCATAGCCTTCTTGGCAATTTTCCCCAGCTTTCCAGCAATCCCTTTGATCGTACCGCTGGCCTTATCCACTACCTTGATTACAGGCGATGCCACTTTCCGCCCCAGGCTTGTCAATGCCCTAGCAGTTCCTTTTACCGTTTTGGACGCCAGGTCTTTCGCCTTTAATACTGCAGTGACTGCTTTGTTCTTTTTTACAACAGACAGTGCGCTTCCGACCCCTTTTATGACCTTAGTGGCCGTATCCTTTGCTTTCAGGGTCATTGTGACCGGTTTTGTCTTTTTGGCCGCGTCAGCCACGCTTTTCATTTTGCGTTTTGCGTCTGACACATCCGCTTTTATCTTTCGGGGCTTATCCCAGACACTTTTAAGGACGCTGGCAGTCTGCTTGGTATCTGAACGTAGCTTGCTCTGCTCACTGCGGATATTTTTTAATGTAGCGCTGGCGTTATCCCGGATACTGATACTTCCAGTAACTCCAGCCATCTCCTACCTCCTCTGTAACAGCAGCTTCAACAGTTCAGCCCGGTCATCCAGGGCTTTACGCATTGAAGCCACGAAAAAAAGCCTCTGTTCAAGGCTTTGTGACAAAAGATACTCAGGGGTAAATCCTTTCTGGATGTAATAGCTCAAAAACTCTGCCTCCCCATCCAGCTCGATCAGTTTTTTAAATTTTCAGTAATGACTTCAATTTTATTTTTTCCGGTCACACCGGATAATTCCATGATCTTGTCTGCCAGCTGGCGGATCTCATAAATCTCAAACATATCCACCACATCCACATACTCTGTGATTTTTCCGGCTTCTTTCATCTTGCTGGCAATCTCCCGCAGATCCGGCTCCACCGTTGCAATATAGACCGAATATTTATCCCCTGCATAAATATCATCTGAGGTATCCATCTCTGTTACTTCTGCGATCTCGCTGTTCCTCAGGCCACGGATCCGGATGGCTTCTCCTATGCTTGGCACTTTTACAAGGCAGGTCCTCAGTGTCTTTTTCTCTTCCAAACGTTTTTCTGCTTTTGCTAAAAACTGATTAAAAATATCCTGTTTTTCTTTTTCCATTATGGTATCCTCCGATTTTATTTAATTTCATCCAGGTTCTTAAGATCGCTTGGCGTAAATCCAAACTCCCATTCTTCCTGAATGGGGGTTCCCGTTTCCCAATTGATCACCGGGATGGTATTCCACCAGACATTATCTGTGCTCCAGCGTTCTATCTGTCCGTTCACCGCATCCGGGTCTTTGAGTTTTGAAATGATCTGGCAGCGCAGATCTTCCCCCGCACACAGCCGTTCCAACACCGCCCTGGCACGGGTATACACCTTTTTGATTGACAGGGTGCCGCTTCCTTTCATTCCGGTCAGCTTACTGTCCACATCGATCCCGATCTGGACATCCTCCCGGTTTGTTTCTACTTTCTGCTCAATCTTCTGCAGAACAAACACCTTTTCACCGTCCACCCATACCTCTCCCCAGGTTCCGGCCAGTGTCTTATTTCCTCTTAATCCTGCCATAACTGTCTCCTTACATATTCACGGTCATCTGCAGATCTTCCATGGCATCCACAAACTTCACGTTTGATACAATAAAGACCTGTGAGCCTGTATTGGCCGTCAGGATCTCCGTTTCTGTCATCTGTGATATGTCCTGCCCTTTTTCCTGCAGGTACTTTTTCTGGGCTTCTGCATCCACTGCTGCTGTATTTCCATATCCAGCATCCAGCACATCTCCCGCCAGCTCTGCCTGATATGCCTGGACAGCTGCAACAAACATCTGCTTATGGTCATAGTCATTGACATATTTCCCAACATAGCTGTCAGTAAACGTGTTGCGGATATCATCCTGGTACAGGTCCATCCCTTCCACGATCTTGATTTTCTGCATATCCCCTGTTTTCTCTCCGGAAAGGGTAGTCAGGCTGTTAACACCGCGTCCGATCTTATACTTTTCGCCATCATACACGATGATCAGTTCCCCAGCCTTGATCCGGGCATCCGGATCGGACGGGCAGTCCGCTCCCAGAATATCGCTTAACACATAGTAAGTACTGGATCTGGACAGCGGAAGCCCTGCCAAAACCCCGGCGATCCGTGCACAATACTCCTTTGCACTATGGGTTTTCCCGGTAATAGAAGACTGGATCTTGTCTGTCGTCAGATTGATGATCCCCTCATGGTCGCTGGCACTGGACGACAGCACTGCCTTAAACGTCTTATGCGATTCATTCCGCATTTCTTTGATCCAGGCAGTCAGCGTTGTTTTGTCATCCTCCTCAATCTCCGGGTAGCACAGATAGTTCCATCGCAGGTACATCAGCTCCTTCAGGGCGGACGACAGGTTGGCAGAAGCCGTTTTCTCCCTCAGGGCAATCACACGCACCGGGCCGCCTGCAAAGATCAGCTTCAGAAAACCATAATTGGCTTCTGTCCAGTGCTCAAAATCAATGTCAATCACGCTTTCATAGGTGGACAGCCTCTGTCCGCCCTCTGTATCATCTTTTAAGATACAGGCCACGATCCCCCTCTCGCTTCGTTCGATCGCGGAAGATGCAAGGCCTTTAAAAATAATGGTAATGTTCGGTAATCCTAATGCCATATGTCTATCCCCTTTTCATCTCTGTCTGAAGTTCTTCTATCACCGGGACTTCTTCCGGTTCATCTGATACCAGGAATGTCAGTGGGAACGTCAAATGCAGCAGTCTGCCGCTTATATTGGACTGGAGGCGTGTAACCGTAACCCGGCGCTGTTCTCCCCCGTATTCAAACAGGAAAACCGGACGGAACACGCGGTCCAGTTCGATTGCCTTTTCCCCATATTTCCAGATACACTCCTCTGGATCATGGTAATCAATGGCTACGGTCACAGCTACTTCTGTCTGGTCCGGCCCCATTGTAGTAAACGATGTTGGGATCACTTCCACAAAATACCAGGAATCCTTCCCTTCGTTTGCTTCCTCTCCCTGTGTGCGCATGATCTCCTCCGCATATACGTCGGTCTTTGGCTCATGCTGCTTTAAAAGATAGATTGCTGACTGTTTTACCGTCTGTAAAATGTTCTGGTCCACACTGGCCTCCTAAACAATATCGTGTGTGTTTAAAAATTCATTCAGCCACTCCCTCAAAAATCCAGGAAGCACCGTTTCCAGCTCCTGCAGGGAAAGCTCCATCATGTGTGCGCCTTTTACTGTCTTCGCCTTCAGGCGTTTTCCCAGTGCCGGCACATACCGTCCGGGTGTCTGCCGGTGCCCCCACTCCACAGCCTCAGCATACTCCACGTTGTTATAAACCTCGATCACATAATCATTTCCGCTTTTGCGGATCTCCCCCACTTCCCAGGCCCCCTGCAGGCGTCCGGTCTGTTTGGGCGTTTTTTCTTTCACTTTTCCCTGCAGCTCCATAGCGATCTGGAGCACCATGGCTTTAAATTCTTCCGGATACTGCTGATCCACCGCCTGGGCCAAGGCCTGTTCCCACTCATCCAGGCCATCCAGGCGGTACTCTGTCCCCGCCATCAGACCCTCTCCTGTGAGAGCACCAGAGGGATATTGTTATGGGATGGCTGGCATTCGGCAAGTCCTGCCAGGGCCCTGGTGACCTTTCCCCGGCGGCAGATCTCCAGATAATCATTCGGTTCAATCTCTACTTCCGGACGCACAAACAGGGAATACTGGACCGGTACGGTACCGGCAGGCAGTTCCCGGTTTAAGGTACCGCCTGTATGGGTAGACAGCGCACAGGGGACAGCTTCATACACACACCTGCCCTCTTTCCCTTTTTTAAACACCGTTTCACCGCTTTTTAACTCCGTTTTAAACGGCCTGTAAACCGTCACGGCATCCCCATAGGTCAATGCTAAAATATCCGCTTCCGTCATATACGTCTCCTTATTTCGGCAGGTTCTTTTTTTTTTACCGCCGGAGCCG